TTTTTTTGCTCCGTACACCTGAGACACCTTGAGAGCGTCTTCGCTGGTTAGGCTGGCGTCAAACCTATAAAGAAACACGTTGCCAGACCTGTAGTATTCCCTAAAGTATCTGTCCAATAAAGAGTTGATGTTTAGCTTCTTAAAGAATGCCTCGAAAAAGTCTCTGGATTTTTTATTGCCTCCAGAAAAGTATATATCGCCCACTGAAAACTCAGTCATCAAATCAATGACGTTTCTAAAAGTCGCAAAATTATAATAAGCCTTCTGACATAGAATCACAGTGTCTCTGACATCTACGTTGGATTTATTGTTTACGCCACTGGAAGAATATTTATAAGGAATTAATCCTTCTTCAATATTTTTAAATCTATCAGTTCTGATTACCCCTGAAGCTTTATTCCTTCTAGTTCTGGTGCTGGAAGTTGACGCAGCAGCTTTTACCTCCCCAGCGCTAGTCATCAATGGGATAGCCTCTTCAACCTTTTTTCGCCTTGTACCTGCCATGATATTAAATTCAGTTTAATTTACACGCTTATTAGAGCATTTTGGGCATAAATGTTGCCGTTTCTTCTTTTGGCTTTGCCATCATGTCATAATAACACTTTACGGCCCAATTGCCTAACATTAATGTCGTATAGTTGTCCCTGCGGGCTCTATTTTGCGTTGTGTCGCGTTTTAAATGCTGCGGAAGGTCAAAGGTCTGCACCCCTTTGGCAGTGCTCTTAACCTCAATCAGCGTACATTGTTTTTTTACTTGATATATAAGGTTATCTTGATTTTCGATTAAGTCAAGTATAGATTCTCCATTTTTGAATTTTAATTTTAAATTTAGGTTGGTGGCTCTAGTAAAAGCGTCGGGGGCTGGTGAAAGCCTAGAGGCAAACCAAAGCTTTTTATGGTCAATACAGGCCTGAAGATATTCGTTGGCATTTCTAATGAAGTTGGTGGTAAATATCTGCTTGAAGCATTTGGCTCCATCCTGTTTGTTATAAAACCTTCTAGCTTTTCTAAGCATCTTCTCTTGGTCTACCCCTTCTTTATCAGAGTCGAAGTCAAAGAACTTCATCTTCTTCTTTACGAATGCCGCGTTTTCGTTACAAGCGTCGATAAATTGATACCCGGCATTATCAATAATAATCATCTCCAAGTTAAACGAATCAGTAACATAATCCATGTAGGCAATATGGTCTTTGAGGTCAGCGCCAGCAACAGCGTAGTTATGAACCAATGTAGAAGTGTATGGATTCTCTTGGTCTAATTCCATTACAGCCATAGCGAAGAAGTCAGAAGTGGGACTATTAGAGAAAGACGGGTCAATAGCTAAAATATATTTTTTATCTTCTTCACCTTTAATTTTTAACGTGGGGGTCTCTCCGTCTGGCACGGTACATTGGTGCATTTTCTTTGCGCTGAAATAGCTATCGCTTCCGTCTGTAAATTGAGCGCAATACTCCCGCTTAAAACTCGAATGGCTTTGACCTCCGCTTTGAGCTTCTTCAATAATGGTTGGGTCAATCATTTCCGTGGGCAGCGCTTCGTACCCCATTTGAGATATAAAGTAACTGGCGTCTCCGGTGTCTTTAGAGTAAATTTTTTCCATCCACTCCTTGTACTGTCGATATAAATTTTCAAACGTATAGCTGGCAGAAGAGAGAGCTATCATCTTAGACGTATTCTCAAACACAAGCCTGTCCTCTTCCTTCATGTGGCCTTCTTCTATAAGCTTGTCTTCCATTTCTCTGATTTGCAAACGCTCTTTCATGTTTTGAGGCGCAACCAAAAAGGGCATCAACACAGTTGAGATAATATCCTCAGGCAAAAGAAGATACTCGTCAAGAACCAGCACGTTGGCGCGGAAACCACGAATCTTTTCTCCATTAAGAGGGATAGCTGTTATAGAGCCTCCGTTTATCAACCATTCAAATTGGTCGTTGCGCTTAGCCTTTGCGCCAAAGCATTGAGCTAACAGTTCAGCCTCTTTAGATTCAACGAGTTTCTCCAAGTGGTTAAATATAAAACGAGCAGTACGAAAGGTGGGGCCAGCTATAAGTATTTTTGTTCCAGGTTCAAATAAGCATTGGAGGAAACAGAAAACAGAAGCAATAAAAGTTTTGCCGCAACCACGACCCCAGACGCACATTGAAAAGTTCCTGTTCAACATTCCCTTGAGGGTTATCTCTTGAAATGGCGCGAGCTTGAGACCAGATATTAATTCAGTAGTAAATCCTACGTTGGCTCTTAGAAACCTAGCCAGAGATATTTTAGCCTCCTTGTCTTGGAGTTCTCCTTTAAGGCTTAAAAACTCATCGTTTAAGTTGGGGTAAGCCTTATCGTATTTTTCTGGCGCGTACCACATTATAAAATTTTAGTATCGTATGCTAGTTGCAGGTCTATGTTCCTATAGGCACAGCCACATGTAAATATCTTCTCTATAGTCTCAGACGCTTCTGTCCTATTCTTTACAAATAAAAATTGTATGTGAGGGTAAGTTTGAATAAGCTTTCTCACGTTATGAAATATGTAGTCGGGAGTAACTTTAGTTTTCTTGTACACATGAGGGAGATAGTTGAATCCCAAGCAATTACTAAAGCTCTCCTCGACTAACACAATTAACTGCGCTTCGGCTTCTGCGGCCCTTTCTATCTCTCGTGTAAACCTGTCGTATCCACCGCTCAACGTACCGATGAAATCGCCAATCGCTTTTCTCTCTATGTAGCAATTGCAAGTGTCCTCTTTTGAACTTAAGGCGTAATCGCCAAACTTAAGCGTTTTGATTTCTGATTCAAAGTGCTTAAATTTTAGAGGCTTTTTCTCTCTAGTATCTACGTATATCTTGTAGCTTGGGTCGTCGTATATACTACCGTATGAAATCTTACGGGGGTTATGGAATCTATTCTCATAGCCTAAAGAGTCGCATAGTTCATAGTAGCTGCCAAACAGCTCGTTGTAGTAATGCACGGGAGGGCTCAATATACTTCTAAGTTCGACTTGAGTTGGGGAATAAGTTAAATTTTTCTTCTCTTTTCTTTTGGCTAATAGCTCCGAACAGTATTGTTTAGCTTCGGCTTCCGAAGCTTCTTTCAGCCATTTTTTTAAAGTAATACGAGAGTTAAAATCAGAGCTTAAATACTGCTCTTTGTTTTTAAACTTAATTATAGATTTATCGAACTTGTCATGCCTAGGGAACTCTTGTTGGTAATATTCAGCAACCCTCAACTTGTGAGCTTTAAGATGCGCATGAAGTTGTTTGTCGGTTTGGAATTCTTTTCCGCATATTGCACATTTAACCATTTAGTACCTCGTTCTCGCTTATACCCATTATTCTAGCTTTAACTTCGTCCATAGATGATAGCTTTTGAATCTCGTCTTTTACAGCTTTTTTTCTTAGCTCTGCAAGTTTTATTAGCTTCTTTCTAGATTCTTCCTCTTTCCACATCTCTACTAAATTAATAATACTAGCATTTGCTTTGATTTGATTTTTGAGTTTGTCGGAGCGTTTTTCTTTGAGGTCGCTTAGTAGCTTGTGCTGTCGGCCAACGCATTGGTTATACTCTGTTTGCGCTGCACTTATTGCGTTTACCAGGCCCATAGCGACTCGTCTGCCTTCGGTATCTTCTGCTGACACATCTAATAGCTGCTGTAGTCTTTCAGAGCGAGCTTGAATAGTAGACCCTATAACCACTTCGGTTGCTAATACTATATACTGGTCAACTTCTTCTTGGGTTAGGTCTGATTTATCGTATGTATATCTGATGAAAGAACTCTCAAATAAAGTTCTATCCGTATTAGTTGTATAAGTCTCCATCTGGTGGACGAACCTGTAAGTATTAAGGTAGCCCATTAAGGCCTCCAGCCCTTTTCTTACTTTGGGGTTAATTTTCTTTTTATCAATTTTTGGCGATATGTACTGGTTGGCTCGGAGAATGGTTTTATCAAATGTTTTTGGTGGTAGGTATTCGCTTCTTTCTGGTACATCGTTTGTGTCTTGAGCTATTTCGTCTTGGTCTAACGTCTTTTGGTAATCGTTGATGGCTCTGATTTCTGCATTTAAATTGGTTAGCGTTTCATTCTTAAATAGGACTCTACCTAGATTTACAGAGTTCATAAGGCTACCGTTATTGCGAACAAATTCTTTTTGCTCCTCGGTTAGCTCTATAGCCTTAGAGTGGTAAACGTGTGCGCCATCAGCGGATATGCCATGCTCGGTTAGGTAGGCCTTGAGTTCTCTAGCTTCTTTTGTGCGTCCATCTATGTCATCCCTATCTGGGTAAGCCACGGATATAAGCTCGGCCAAGGATGGAGGATTCTCTTCGCCTCTTTCCTGCCATAGCTCTAAAGCTCTAAGGTGTCTTTCTTCAACAGTCATTTATTTAAAAGATATCAATTTGTTCATCACTAAGCAAGTTTTTTACTTTCTTTATGATGTTTTTTTTGATGTTTTTAATCTGTTTGTAACCCGGCTGCCTATTTTTCTCGGTGGTTCTATAACCCATCTTCTTGGCAACTTCTTCTTCGGATAGGTAGTCTACGTATAAATACTTGTATACCATCCATTCATTAGGTTTTAAAATTTTTTGCATTTTTTTATGAAGCTTCTTTGCGGCTAATTCAATATCGCAATTATCAGTTG